GTAGCTGGAACTGTAAGATTTGAAAGCGGAACTGGTGGAACTGCTTTAACAGGACAAGTAAATGTTGCTGATACTGGTGGATTTGTTCTACCATTTAATCCTGTCGGCTGGTTTGAAACTGATGACGGTGATGATGAATTATTAAATCTTGAATTAACCACTTCTGGTAATTTTGATGGTTGTCTAGTTTATGTGGAGGTACCAGACTAATGACAGAAGATGAGCTAAAAAATTATATCCCTGAATACACGGAAGAAGGAAACATAGTTATAGCTGATGAAACAATAATGTTTGCTAATGAAGAAGTGTATATAAAAGAAAGCATCAGACAGATTTGTCAAAGAATAAGACCGAGAAAAGTTATTGAATTAGGATATGGATTAGGTTATACAACACAGCAATTTCAGGATAATGGAGTAGAAAAACATATTATCATAGAACCAAATAAGTTCCTTTATAATAAAGCCGTAGAATGGGCGAGGGGAAAGCGAGGTATAACGGTTATAAATGACAGGTGGCAGAATGCTAGAGTAGAGGGAGAATTTGATTTTCTTTATGATGATACTTTTGAATTAGTAGAAACTGATTATCCTAAAGATTTCGCAAGATTCAATTTTATGTGGTTTGCACCCTTTTGCGGAGATTATGCGAGAGCGATACCACCCCATCATTTTAGATTCAAAATAGATGAATACGATAAAATACAAATGTTAATAAAAGCAGATGATATACAAGAATTAACCGCTGAAGAAATGTCTGGAGTTAGAGAAGGAGGAAAATAATATGGCTTGGTATTATGTAGCATCCGGACCGAAGGATTGGGATACTTTAAGCGCTACAAACCCGACAATAATGGCCAGTTACAATGCAGGAATTACTCCTTCGGCAATAACTTATGCTTATGCTAACGTTGATACTTCCAGTATCCCAGATGGAGATGTTATTTCAGCAGCTAGACTCTACTGGGACGAACACTCTTATACAGTTACAGGCAGAAGATTACCAGCTAAGATATATTTGGTTGATATGTGGAATCCAGCAGGAGGCGGTTCTTGGGCTTTATTGGGAGGTTATACCTTTACCACCGCGGCAACAAAAAGTCATATACTCACACCTACTGAATTGGGTTATATTGATAAGACGGGAGAAACAAAAATAAGAATCAGAGTAGAATATCCCGGTGCGGGCAACGCAAGGTTTTATTACACTAAGGCTTATGAAACTTCTCAGTTTAATGCCCCAAGATTAAATGTAACACACGCACCAGCAAGTTCAACACCGCAGAGAACTATGGTGGGGGTGGGGATATAATTGACAAAAACAATTAAATAACCTTATAATACAAGCGTATAACATTAACTACGACAACGAGTAATGTGCGACACGCACCTACTCGTTTATTTTTAATCAAAAAACTTATGGAAGAAAAACGATATATAGAGGGTCGGTTGAAGTTAAATGACAATATAGTTAGCGTTATAGCTTCAAACGACACAAAAGACCGTGATGGCGACGTTATAAACCCTAATGGCTGGGAGTTAGAGCGTTTTAAACAAAATCCTGTAATTTTGTGGTCACATAATCCTAGCTTATTGCCAATTGGTAAAGCTAAAGACGTATTCGTACAGGACAATCAATTAAGAGTTGATGTTGAATTTGCAGACCACGAGTTTGCTAAAGAAGTAGAAAAATTAGTTGGTGAGGGTTTTATAAATACCACATCAGTTGGATTTATGCCTTTGGAAGTGGACGAGAAAACAAAGACAATGTCTAAACAGGAATTACTGGAACTATCATTTGTAAATGTACCGTCTAATCCAGACGCACAGGTTTTAAGAAGTAAGGCATTTGAAGCAAAGGTAAAAGAGTTTGAGAAGAAAAAGATTGAAGATGAACCAGTAGTAAAAGAGGGTAGAGTAATTTCAGAGAAGAATAGAAATATAATGCGTATTGCTAAAGACAGTATGCAACAGAGTATCGGTGCAATAGATGATGTTCTAGAAGCTAGTGAACCTAAACCAAAAGATATGCCTGAAGAAAAGGGCATTATAGAAAAACCAAAAGCGCATGGTAAGACAGTCAATAAGACTTTACGTCTTGCGAAACTTATGGATAAGGTAGCCGAAGCTATTATCCACGAACAAAAGAAAGGCGGTGAAAAATAATGAATAAAGAATTAGAAGAAAAACCAGAGGAAGAAAAGGTAGAGGAAAAACCAAAGGTGGAAACACCAGAGGAAGCAAAGCCAGAAGACGAGGAAAAAGAAACTGACGAAGCCGTTGACGCTGTTGCTGAAAAAGTTTTGAAGATTATAAATTCAAAGCTAGAAGAAAGCGCAAAGTCAAAGGAAGTCAAAGAGAAAAAGGAAGCTATCTTTGTGGACGAAGATAATATACAACATAAAACTAACAAAGAATATGATGTAGATTTCTACACAAAAAAAGACGGCGAAGTCGTAAAGATTAACGCTGGAGTAGCTGACGAACTTGGTAATTGGTTTAAGAACTTTGTATCTTGGAAATCAACAGGAAGTCCTGATACTTTTCAAGAGATGAAGAAAAACTTTACTGCTTGTGAAAAGTTTGCACAAGTTAGTAAGTTAGAACCATTGAATACCACGACAGCAACAGACGGTGGAAACCTAGTACCTACTATCCTATTCAACGAGATTATTCCGTTGTTAGAAGATATGGCAGTTATTAGACCTAATGCAAGAGTAATCAATATGAAAGGCATAAAGACACTTGCTTTGCCAAGCATTTCGTCTAAACCTTATGTAAGCTGGAACGCAGAAGCAGCGCAGAAGTCAACGACTTCCGTGCAGTTTGGTCAAATATCTCTAACACCTTATATTCTCGCTGGTATAATTCCTGTAACTACACAGTTGATTGATGATAGTCCATTTAACGTCATACAATTGATTTCTGAACTTCTTGCCGAAGCAATTGCAAAGGAAGAAGACAGAGCATTTATGAACGGAACTGGAACTGGTCAGCCAACTGGTATTACAACTTATACACCGGGATATACAGCTGGAGTTGCTGGAACATTAGCGTTTACAGACATCAACAGTTGTTATATGGGATTACCTCAAAAGCATAGAGCAAGTGCAAAACTTGCTTGGATAATGCACAGCAATACTCTTGCTACATTATTAAATATGCAAGACGGTAATAACAGACCTATCGTAGACATCAATGCACCATTTAGCGGTAAAGGATTACCTACGATTAGAGGTGCTAAAGTCTTGGAACAAAATGATTGTTCACAAGATGAGATTTGGTTGGTAGATTTGAACTACTACTGGATTGGCTACTCACGAACTATGGGAATTGATATTGCGAAAGAAGCTACAATCGGTGGCAATATGAACGCAGATAAGTCTAGCTATATAGCTGGTCAGAATATGTGGGAACGCAATATGATTGCTATTAGAGCAGAGGAAAAGGTTGACGGCGAACTTGTATCTACAAGAGCAGCTGCTTCAATCACAGGTATAAGAGATTAGTGTAGTAAATAGCGATAAAGGTTATTTACACTTTTACACGCTACTGCTTACTTCGGTAGGCGGTAGGAGTAAGGGTCTAATCAATAAGAACAAACTTATGAAAGTAAAACTAAAACTAACAAGTGAGTATCTAAAAAAGATTAAAGTATCATCTGACGGTATTTATGATGTACCAGAAGATAGAGCAAAAGAATTAGTTGACGCTGGTAATGCAACTTACCTAGACGCACCAGTAGAGGAAAAAGAAGTCAAAACAAAAAAGACTAAAGTAATGAAACCAAGTAAAAGAAGAACATATAAGACCAAATAGAAATGATAAATGCAAATGGGCTAACAACCGTTGCGAGATTAAAGGCATTTCTTGGAATAACGGTTGCTACCCACGACACAATTTTAGAGAGGTTGATAAATATGGCTTCGGATTTCATATCTAATTATTGTAATACTGTTTTTCAGGAAGCCATTTATACCAACGAAATCTATGACGGCACAGGTTCATTAAATCTAGTATTAGAAAAAGCACCTATTAGCACTACTGCTTCATTTCAGATAGAAGAAAGAACTGGTAAGTCTAGTTGGAGTTCAATAGATAATAGTTCTTATTATATAGATTACGTTACTGGAATAGTACACTCACGAGGTAGCGGATTTATAGATATGCCACAGAAGTATAGGGCTACATATACTGCTGGATATGCCTTTGATAATTTTACTCCCGGTGCAACTTTAGAAAGTTTAGGTATGGGTGATTTAGAGTTTGCTACTTGGAAGTTAGTATCAAAGGCGTTTGATAATCGTAAAGGTTCTACTGATGTGCAGAGCGAAAGTATTGGTGATTACTCCGTATCATTTAGAGTATCTGCTATGACCGACCCTATTGTTAAAGAGATATTATCAAACTACGTTAGACCACATAGACACAAATAATATGGCAATAACCAGATTTTTTGACAGGACAATAGAAGTAAAGAGGTTTAGTACAGTAACTGAAACTTTTATTGCTACTGGAACTATTGATTGCCACATACAGCAGTTATCTGACCAGAACGATAGTAGTCAATCTATGATATATGGTGCTACGCATAAGTGTTGGGTAGACCCAGCAGAAGATGTGAAAGACGGTGATGATGTGATACACGATAATAATAGATATAATGTAGTAGCGATTGACAAAAAGGACTATGACTTTGCTATGAACCAGCATAGAGAATTATTTTTGAAGATATACAATGGCTGATAATAGTGGAATACAAATAAAGAACCTGAACAGCTTTAATAGGGCTTTAGAAAAAGCACCTAAAGAATTAGCAAAAGAGTTAAAAGACGCTATGGCAATATCACTAGCACAGATACACAGGGAAGTTGTACCTAGAACACCTGTTGATACTGGTGCGTTACGCAGAGCTTATAGAGAACAGATTACTGGATTAAAAGGGGTTTTATCCAATGCTATGGAATATGCTGTTAAACAACACGAGGGAGTTTTTCAACACCCTAGAGGTGGTGAAAGAAAATACCTAGAGAACGCAGTAAAAGCTAAAAGGAGTAAAGTAGAGAAAAACTTTGAGAAAGCAATAGAATTAACTTGGAAATATGTAAAACGTAAAACAGAATAAAATGCTAACTACATACCAAAAATTAAGGGACGCTATAAGAGATAAACTTTTAGGTATATCAGATTTTAAGGAGTGTCATAGATTTCCGAAGTTAATGTTTAATGGATTTCCAGCAGTAGCAGTTGAACCAGCAGATTTAGAAAGTGATTGGGAAACTAACTCTGAACTAGAAAGAACCTACTCATTTAACTTACATATTTATTATGAAACTAAAGTATCAGGAAATGATACAGCACTTGATAAGTTATACAATATAATTGATACGGTACTAGACGCATTTGATGAAGACCAGACACTTACTGACGAGAGTTTATCACTACCAGCTGGTAATTCTATATTGACAATAAACCCAAGTAATCAGGGTTGGGAAGGGTTATCAGATAATGAACTGATACACGCACAAGTTTTATTAACAATTAAAATATCAACAGATATAAGCTAATCAAGAAAGGATAAATAATATGACAAAAATCATAGGTAGTCGTATAAATCTAGGAGTAGCACGTGAAGCAACCAGAGGGGTTTGTCTTAAACCTCAACGGTGGGTCCCGTGGGTTTCATTTGGATTTGACGATAAAGTAACCACAAAAAATAGTGAGGAAGCATTAGGGCGTATTGAAGACACCCACGCTAAAGACGTGGTAGAAAAATACGCAGAGGGGGATATAGACGGCGAAATAAGAGATGAGAGTATAGGGTACTTCCTATATTCATTACTAGGAACTCTTACAGGTTCGGTAGCGGTAGTCGCAAATAGTTATGACCATACCTTTAACCTAGCGAATACGAACCAGCACCAGAGTATGACGCTATCAACCGAAGACCCAAATGGAGATAAGATGTTCTGTATGGCTATGATAGATAGATTTGCGATTGACGCTGTACTTGGTGAATATGCTAGATTTACTTCTGGATTTATTTCAAGAGGTTCAGTAGATACAGCAGTAGATAGTGCAACTGGTGACTTTGAAGTAGAGAATAAGTTTAGGTCGCAAGACATTGAGATTAAATTAGCAGCTAATCGTGCTGGACTAGGCGCTGCAAGTAATCTGAAAGTGCAATCGTTGAATATCACGTTTGAGAAGAACTTGCTACGAAAGCAAATGCTTGGAACAGTACAACCAGATGACATTATTAACCAATCCTTTGCAGTAGAGGGTGAGTTTACACTACCGTATGAAGACCAGACTTACCGAAATCTGATGTTGGCAAATACCTATAATGCTATTCAGATTACGTTGACGAATAAGAGTACCACATTAGCTGACGGTGCCGGAGTATATCCAACTATCACAATCGTACTACCTAGATGTGGATTTATGGATTGGTCACCAGAAAGACCAAAGGGCGAACTAGCAGAACAGACAATCGGATTTAAGGCATACCGTGACCACGCAAATAGCGAGGATAGTGTTTACTCAATCGTATTGAGAAATGACAAAGCTAATTACACAACTTAATAACTAAATAAGGAAACTTATTATGGAAAGAGAAACCCACAAAGTTACAACACCAGTTGGAAAAGTAGAAGTAGAATTAAAGTCTTGGCTTAATGGTGGCGAAAAAATGGAAATGCAAAAAGTATTGGAAAGTGAAAGTAATGTTGAGTGGCTACTAGAAAAGATAATAGTAGCACCAAAAATTGAAGTTATAAAAGAACTACACGGTAAAGACTTTGATTTCTTGATGAACGAGATGAACAAAGTTGCAATAGATAGCACTTGGGATAAAAAAAAAGAGAAATAGAAAAACAGTATCGTAACACTAAAAGATTAGGTAGAGGAAAAGCAGATGAAAAATTAGTAATGTTAGAGATTTGTAAGTATATGGGTTGGGATTATTACACATACATTAACCAACCCTACTGGTTTATAGAGTTAATCCTAATGAAGACAAAAGTTGACGCAGAGTTCGCAGAAGTAGAAGCCAATAAATTAAAACGAAAAAATGGCTGATGTAAAACTAAAAGCAGTATTAACACTTAAAGATAAGATGACATCTGGACTTGAAAGTTCAGGTAAGTCTTTGAATAATTTTAAGGATACTGCTAATAAAGCTGGTGTAGCTATTACTGCATTAGCTGGTGTTATGTTGATTAAGGGCGTTAAGAACGCTGTTGAGTTTGAGAAGTCTATGACAAATGTCAGGACTTTAATTGATGATGATGTAGAGAGTTTTGATGAACTGAAAGAGGGAGTAATTGAATTAGGGAAGAAGACACCACAGCCGTTAGGTGATTTAACCGAAGCGTTATATGATGTTAGGTCAGCTGGCGTTTCTGCCGAAGACCAGTTTTTAGTTCTTGAAAGTGCTGCTAAACTTGCTACTGCTGGATTATCAACCACAAAAGAAGCTACTAACATCTTAACTTCTGCTATAAATGTATATGGTGATGAAACACACGACGCTAATAAATTATCTGATATATTATTCAAAACAGTAAAAGCTGGTAAGACTACTGTTGCAGAATTAGCACAGGGTTTTGGTAAAACTGCTGGTATAGCAAAAGAAACTGGAATTGAGATAGAAGATTTACAAGCGTCAGTTGCTATTCTTACTACTGGTGGTATTACGGCTTCCGAAGCATATACGTCTTTGAAAGCTGGTATATCTAATATCTTAAAACCTACTTCTGACGCAACTGCTGCTGCCCAAAAGTTGGGAATTAACTTTGATTTGAGTACATTACAATCAGAGGGGTTGGCTGGTATGTTACAAAATGTTGCAGAAGCAGCTGGTGATGATAAACAAGCTATTGCAGATTTATTTGGTTCAGTGGAAGCTGCTAATGCTATCTTTAATCTTACTTCTGATGAGGGGTTAGCAAAGATGTTGGCAATACAACAAGATATGCTTGACCCAGCTAATGCGTTAGATGAAGCGTTCCAAAAACAAACTGAAACAGCAGCAGCACAATGGGAAATGATGAAGAATAATCTTAATTTTATTCTAATGGAATTTGCTAGTGTAGTTATGCCAGTAGTAGTTGGTGCTATGGAAAAGTTTATCAATTATGTAACAGAAAACGAGAACGTAATAAAAAATCTAGCGATAATAATAGGCACAGTAGCAACAGCATTTGTTGCTATGAAAACTGCTATGTTGATTAAAAGCACTATAACTGGATTTATAGGTATGTTAAGAGGTTTGAATACTATGATTGTTACACTTAACAGTTCATCAGTTTTAGCTGCTGCTTCATTAGGTGGTATAGTTGCATTAGTTGGATTTGCAGCAATCATAGCAGTAAGACAAGCATATTCAGGATTGCAACAAGATATTCAGGCATTACACGAAACAGCTGAACGTGGGAAAAACCAAATAGTAAAATTAGATGAAGCTATTGCAAATTCTGATACAGATGAAGAAAGAGAAAAGTGGCAACGGTTAAAAACGGAGTTAGAAAAGTCAAATGATGAACTAAAGGAAATTGAAGATAGATATAGGGGTATTCAGGGACTTTGGAACGCTATGAAAGACTATTTCTTTGGTATGCCAACTGGACCATTTGGTGGTGGTGGGGGTGGAAGTTTCGCAGAGGGTGGTTCTATTACTGGTGGTACTGCAAATATAGTGGGTGAGAAAGGACCAGAGATATTTGTTCCTAGAGGAAGTGGAACAATAATACCTAATGACCAAATAGGTGGTGCTGTAACAGTTAATTTTAATAATGCCACAGTAAGAAATGATAATGATTTATCAGCAATAATTGCAGCAGTTAAGCAATCCTTAAATCGTGATTTACAAACTGAACAATTAGGAATATGAGAAGAAGTATAGAATATGACGGTGTAAGTTTACAGACTTCTACCATAATAACCCAAGAAATCCAGCACGAGAGTATGGATAGCAAAACTCTTGATGTAGAGCGTCTTGCGTCAAGGGACGGTGCTAAATTTTTGGCTGCTACTTTTGCACCTAAACGTATCCGACTTATCGGACAAATCCGTACTACCAGTATAGACGCACTAGAGGATTTGGTTGATGATTTTAAGGAATTATTAAATAGACAGGGGAAAAACCTAGATATTGAATATGGTACAGGGGACGCAGAAACCAAGAAACAAAGACGTAGATATACCTGTAATACGTCACAAATTAGCGTCTTACGAAAGCATTACCATAATACCTATGTAGACTGGGAAGCAGAGTTTTTAGTCGCTGACGTGCCATTTGGGACAGATTTAGACACTACCACAGCGACCAACGAGAGTATTGAGAGTATTGCTACCACAGCAGTTAGTTTTGTACCTACTGGAAATTATAAACCGAACCCTAAAATTACTATTACATTTACAGAAGTAGCTGGGGTGGACGGAGTACAAGTAAGGAACACAAGTACAGGTGATTTAATGAGAGTTAATGTAACCAATGAATTTTCAGACGGTGATGTTATAGAAATAGATACTGCTTTATATACTTGTACATTAAATAGTGTAGCGGTTGATTATCAGGGAGTATTCCCAGCGTTTAGAATTGGTGGAAATGATTTGAGAGTTGCGTTCTTTAATGGCGTTCATTTTAAGGCTACGATTAAAATCGTGTACTATCCTTTGTACCTCTGACCGTGCCATATATTTATAATATAAAGTATTTATAATGCCTGAATTAACTTACCAAATTCAATCGTCACTAGCAGACGCTAGGGAAACAGATAGCGGTTCTGTTGCTTATCATTTTTCTGATATTCATTTTGGCTTTGGATTACGTTACCAATTTTTTAGATTTATAAGTGTTAATATCCCACAGGGTGCGACTATTAGTAGTGCTTCATTAAAGGTTATTGGTTATAGTCCAGCTTATTCTTATGGTGCTGTTACTGCTAATTTATATGCTGAAAAAAGTGCAGACCCACCAGTATTAAATGGTACTACTGCGAGTGGAATATCTGATAGACCATTAACAACTAATACAGTAGCTTGGGTATTACCAGCGTTCGTTGCTAATACAGAATATGAGAGTGGTGATATTAGTGCGATTATTCAAGAAATAGTAAATCAAAGTAAGTGGGCTAGAAATAATCCTATAAATATAATTTCTGATGTTGGTGCTGGTACTACTGGTTTTACTTCTCGCAGATTTTGGGCTTGGGACGGTGACGCAAGTAAATCAGCTATATTAAAAATAAACTTCAAAACACCGTCTGGAAGTGCTACGGAAATTACTCAACCTAAAATTAAACAGTTTTGGCATAAAGTTTATGACCCTGACGGAACATATAATACTACTTGGGCGAAAGAAGTATATAATACACCTCAATTTGTTTGGAACGTAAATGGTGGTATGGGTGAAATGGTGATTGACCTAAAACGACCAGCGTCAGGATATGGTGAAAATGATGATGTTAAAATGGGTAATAGAATTGAAACTTGGGTTCAAGACGGTGACCAAGAAATAGGACGTAGAGTTTGGCAAGGGGTTTTGAATAGATATGAACCTACTGTATTATCAGACGGTACAGAGGGAACTAGAGTTAGAGCAGTATCAAAGTTAATTGAAATGCAGAATAGAATAGTTAGGGACGGTGCTGATAATACTACGGTTGCAAAAAACTCTAAAGACCCTAGTACAATGCTAACTGAAATTATTGATAGTGCTAGTGCTGATAGTACATTACAAAAAGGTGATATAGAATTAACTGGTGAAACAGTATCTTATGAGTTTAATGCTAATACTTTTGTAGAAGCATTTAATATCATAACTAAACTAGCACCTCAATACTGGTATTGGCGTTTAATGCCTGATAATACTGTTGATTTCAAAGTTGCTAATTATGATGAGGTACAACATCAGTTTTATGTAGGAAAGCACGTTAATAATGTCCGTATGACTAAAAGTATTGAAAATCTAGTAAATAGGATATACTTTATGGGTGGTGGCGACCCTAATCTGTTTAAGACCTATGAGAGAACCAGTAGTCAAAATGAGTTTGGACTACGAGAGCAGTTTATAAAAGATGAACGAGTTACAGTAGACGCTACTGCTGAAACTATATCAACTAGACTATTAGATGAGTTAGACCACCCTATATCCGAAATAGAATTTGAGATATTAGATAATAACATTGACCCTGTTAATGGATATGATATTGAGAGTTTGAAAGTAGGTCAGATTATTCAGATTATGCACCCTGAAACGGAATATGGATTTACGGAGTGGGACGAAGCAACGTGGGACGTTGATTATTGGGACTATGATATATCTAAAGCGTTCGGAAATCCACATCAGATAGTACAAATAAATTACGAATTTAATAAATGTATAATAAAAGCTAGTGCGAAGTTTGCAGACATACAGCAACGAATAGAAGATATTATGAGAAACCTAGAAACTACTGCAAAGGTTAATTTGCCGTCAGCACCAAGCTAAAATGAAAGGATAAAAATTATGCCAAGTTTAGTAACAAATTCGTTTAGTGCGAATACAAGAATAAAATCAGCACAAGTTAATACTAACTTTGATGACCTAGTAAAACAGCGGATAGATTTTGTTGGTGCAAAAGCAACACTAGCGGCAACACAAAATGTAGTTAATACTGACACTTGGACTCAAGTAAATCTGGATACCGAAATATATGACATTGGGAGTAACTTTGATGTTGCTACTACTTATGACTTTACTGCTCCTGTAGCTGGATATTATTTGATTGTTGGTTCAATACGATGGCAAACAACTAAGGATACATTCAAGTACATTACAGCAGTTGCCTTAAATAATTCATTAGCTGTTCCACTTATCATTGGCGAAGCACAGTCAAGTGTTACGTCAGGTTTGTTGATAGCGTCGTGTACGGATATTCGGCATCTTGACGCAGGTGATATACTAGAACTTTGGGGACAGCATAATGACGGAACAGCCAACCCTGATTTCTTTGGAGATGGAAACGGAGCGCAAACCTACTTAATGGTGATTTTAATAGCAAGGGACTAAATATATGCCAGAACAACAACCAAAGAAAATAGTAGAATACTTAAACGAAGCGAAAGTAATCGTTAGTTTTATGGTTATGGTTGTTACCTTCTTTGTATGGATAAATGTACAACTTGTTAGTATCCAAAAAGATATAGATAATATAGAGAATAATCACCTAGTCCACATACAAGCTGGCATTGACGCTAATACCGAACAGATAAAATCAAATCAGGAAGCTATAATTGAATTGTTATTGCAGGTGAAGGTGAATACTACGATACTTTATCCTTAAAAAGATTGTATGACATGGTATCTAATCGTAATATGGACTACATTTTGGGGAATAATATGTTCTTTAATATTAGCAGAAGATTGGGTATATAAATTGTTAGGAGTAATAGGATTTTTAATATGGGGATATGGAAGTATTTTTCTCCTAGACAAAAATAAGTTTTAATACAGGGGGGAAAGTCGCATTTAAGCGAAAAGGATAGTGCCTAACACTAATCCCCCCCAATTTCTTTGAAAGGAAGCATAATAAGCCTATGAAATATCCAATATCAGAAGAATTTAATCCGTACATAACTGCTGTTTTTGGGCAGAAATTATGGTATGGGAAACACAGGGGGGTTGATTTTGGAAGTAAAAGTCCTGACCCTGTAATTATTACCGCACCACACAGCGGATATTTAACGCAGTACTTCCATTATCAATGGGGAAAATATACCGAGATTAAGACAACAAGATTTAGAACTATACTTGCACACAATAAACTTCTTGACGGTTGGCTAGTAGAGGGAAACAGGAATATCAATAAAGGACAAGCGGTGGCTGTTATGGGGAATACTGGTTGGTCAACTGGTAGACATCTCCATTGGCAATTATATGATAATGGGATTATAGTAGACCCACTTAATTATTTAGATGATACACCTATGAATATGATTACAAGAGTAGTAAACACTGCTAAAAAGAAATTTAGCGACCCAAGTTCAGTTTTTATAATCGTACCTGACGTTGGGGAATATCTGGTAATCAATAATGAGAAAAGAAAAATTACCAGCAAAACCTCAACTAAAGATATGGAAGCATTAAAAAACATTTTCGGAGTTTATGTTAGCAAAGAGGACGCTGATAAAATTCCAAGTGGTGAGGACTTATAATTAAAGGAAAAAATATGTTCACAAAGATTAAAGCGTTATTAAGTAGTATAAGATTTTGGCTATATACACTAGGTTCAGCAAGTGCTTATCTAGGATATATAGAAACAAATGGATTTAGCTGGGCAACATTATTAACTGCAGTAGGTGGTTGGTTGGGAGTAGTTGGTGTAACCGGTGGATTAGACAAATGGTTTAGTTCCAAAAAATAGAGGATTTGACAAGAAATTAGATATGCTTTATTATTAAGTCGTGATGTAGCCACGATTTTTTATGCGCTTATAAGCAAACTAAATGGGTTGGCGGCTACATCGTCAACCCTTTTAGTTATATAACAATAATATGGCAAACCCACAAACAGAAAATGGATTTACAAGAATAGCCAATGAGATATTGGAAATGCTTAGTTTATGTACCTTAACAGGTGGTCAATTAAGGGTGATTTGGGTTGTAATAAGAAAAACTTATGGGTATAGAAAGAAGCAAGATTACATATCTTTATCACAATTTGAGAAATATACTGGTCTAACCAGAGGAAATGTTTGTACAATACTGAAATACCTAGTATCTCACAAGGTACTACTAAAGAATAATAGCTTCTATAAACTCAATAAAAACTATGAAGATTGGGTAGTACCTCACAGGACACCCCTAGTACCTCACAAGGTCATAGGTAGTGCCTCACAAGGTACTGAAAGTAGTGCCTCACAAGGTACACACAAAAGAAAGAAAGAAAATATACAAAAGAAAAGAGAAATGGGTCTAAAGACCCTTAAAGAAGATTTAATTAAAAAAAGGATTATTTAATGGATTTAGAGGAGTTAAAATTAGACGAATAGTCTTTTATATAGCTAATCTTAGCGATTTATTAGTAAGTGTGGATAAACTCTCTTGACACATATATAGATATAGTATATACTTATAATATAATCATTAACCAATAAGATTATGTCACTAAAAGAAAACGATATATATTACGAACACTTACTAGATGAAATTGAAGAACAGGAAATTAAGTTTGAGGACGCTGTTGAGAAGTACCCTAGTATATTCCAAGAGGATATAATCCTTAACGAAGAATAGAATGAATTTTATACTTGTATTTACAATTAAAGCTATGGTTATACTAGGTATGTTCCACTTGCCGTTGTCAATTCAGCTAAATCCTATTGAAATAGAGATAAATGAAATAAGAAAAGAAAGTGGACTAGCGGAATTAAAGCCCAGTTTATGTTTAAGAGATAGAGCTAGTATAAGACTAAATGAAGTAAAAGATGTGTGGTCGCATACTCGCCCAAATGGTTCTATATCATATACAGCTAAGAATTGTGGTGGTACTACACAAGGAGAAAACCTAGCCAAAGAGTTTGTATCAACTGATACTGCTATTGTAGGTTGGTTGAATAGTCCTACTCATAAAGAAGTAATTATGAGTGATACAAAGTATATCGGTGTTGTATTGAAAGATGGTTATCTCGTAATGGAAGTAAACAATTAACTAACTAACAAAGGAGAATAAATAAAATGGACGAAGCACAAAACTTCAATCTATTAAAAGCTATGGAACAAACCAACGAAGCACTACAAAGACTATCAGACCAGCTTGGGGATTTTGTAGAGGAGTACACCAAGAACGTAACAGAAGCCCAAGTGCAATTAGATAAAGTTGAAGATTTAGTTAAGCAAAAGGTCGGAACTAAATTTACAAAGGAAGAACAAGAAGAACTGGACAACCAGAAAATACTTGAAGTAGATGGAAAGATAAAAGATAAAGAGTATGAAAATTAAAGAGAAAAAACTATTACTATGGTTGCCTGAAAGTTTCCATATAGAAATACAAAAGTATTCCAAAGATAAGGGAATATCAGTATCGGAAGCTATACGTCAGGCTATAAAATGGTTCTTATTAAGTAACTATAAATAAAATGACAGAAAAAATAGAGGGACAACCCTGTGCTGATTGCCAAGACGGCAAATATGTCAAAAACCCAAAGACAGGTAAAATCTTTTGTGACAAAAAGTGCTGGTTAGAAAAAGACGGTACTGCACCACAACCAGCACAAGAGAAAGTAGATTGGGAAAAGATTAGTATCGGTAAAGTAAGACACGGAATTACTTGTGCTTATATCCAGTCTGGATTAAAAGAATTAGACGCTGATACTGCTAATGAGATTACTAAAATAACTAAATACGTTATGACAGGGGTTCACCCTGACGTACCGTTTAACGGATAAACAAATGAGAAACTATCTAATAGTGCTAATTGTAATAGAGTTTATACTAGGTGCATTCTTCCTACTAAATTCTGCTACTGATATTCAACTAGGATTTGGACTTGTCTTTATCCTAATGGGTATGCAAAATATCGCTAAAGTAAAAAAACAATAATCAATATGCTACTGGTAAGGTATGGTGAAATAGAGATGTACTTCAAAAATACGTCAAACCAAATCTAATAAACTATATCCTTATCGGTGGCAATAACAAAACAAAAATGAAAACAAAAATATTTACAATCACATCACGAATAATGTTCCTTACAGGACTTCTACTTTTGACCGCCTCAGCCTTGATGGTTGGCGCAAGTAGCCCAAAAGGTCATAATGTACCATTAGAGCCAGAAACCATGCAAATAGAGCCCATTTTAGCCCTCCCAGACCCCTGTGAACTAGATACAGTAACTTGTGAGGGTGATACCGCCAGAGTAACTAAATATGGTTGGACAGGAAACAGAACAGCAAGCGGAAAGACTCCAGAGGTAGGTATGTGTGCCACGTCAGACAGGACAATACCATTCGGAACTGTAATTGAGATAGTAGGTTATGGAACTTGCGTAGTTGAGGACTTTACAGCAAAATGGGTTCACGAAAAACACGGATTAACCATAGATTTGTATAGTGAGGACACAATAGAAGAAATGTTAAATTTCGGTGCACAACATAAAGAAGTAAAAATCAATGATTAAAATATGCAAACAATGTAATAATGAATTTATGGCAAAAAGATTATGAAGATAGAATACAACATAAATACAATGACACTTAAAATAACAGATGAAGATAGGGCATCTTGGCGTGATGGTATAGATGTTTATTCAAAGATGCCAAAAGATGCAGACAACTGGAGAGAACAAAGACCAGACTGGAATCCCTATGAATATTTTGATGATGGTGAAAGCGACCAAGCCCTCTATAAATTACAGGAATTAGCATATATGTACCCTGTAAATAAAACCCCCAAAGAGATTCAAGAAGTTATTGAAAACGCCCAGAAAATATCTAAAATCTATCACAATTATATGAATCACGCTCTAGCTGTTTGCCTTGACCCAAAGGAAACAAACTAACTAACAAATCTAATAATAAGGAGTAGAGTATGAGAAAAATGACAGACAGAGAAATGGACTACTTTCTTTTAGGAGTAATTTGGGGAATAATATTGTTGAGTACAGTTGTATGTTTGGCATATTATTTGATAGGAAAACTATGAAACC